AGCGATAACACCTTTAAGGATGTCAAGAGCCCGTTCGATCTTTTTTGATTCAGGCTCTTGGATTGGTTGATAGTGGTACGTCACCATTCGACCTCTTGAATGAGTTGGGTAAGGGTTTTAAGGGATTGGAGGCTGGAGAGCTGACGTTGACCATCGCTGAGACCCTTCTGTAAGGCCTCAGGATCGCCTGTACGAACAACTTGCTCCATCTCTTGCTGGACAAGCTTGAAGCAGAATTCAATGCGTTCTGAGGGGCTATGAGCTAGATGACTGGAGGCTCTAGCCTTTTGCCCTCCCAAGATGAGGGAAAGCAATTGATTGATGGAGCGTGTGCAGTCTTGGCGGGTAATCATTTGAGGTTGCGGTTACGTTCAGCAGCGTCAGGAATGGAAGCTAGGTAGTCGTCCCATTCCGCTTGACGTTCTCGTTCTTCGATCTCTTCATCAGAGAGAGGCGGCCAAGGGTCTTTGTAGTCTTCAGGCAGAAGATCGTCGATGTCGTCAGTGCGGATGGTCATTTGGATTCCTCCTTGTTGTTGGATTGGAGCGCTTCCCACTGGGGTCTGAATGTTTCCCATTGCTTGGAATACTCAGAGCCAAGAGCGGTCCACGCTTGTTCACTGGAGCGCGCAGCTTTGTTGTGAGTCGCAGCTGCTGCAGCTTGCTCAAAGGCTTGCTGCCTCAAGGACTTCATGACATCAGCTTGATCATCTACAGCGAGTTCAGGGTGAAAGCCGTAGATCTTGTGCATGGTGTCGTCATCAGACTCGCTTGAGCACTGCCAATGCACGATGCTGTCTTCAATCTTTTCAGCGCAAGCCTGATAAGCAAAGGACATGCGAAGAGTGATCCGAGCCTGGCGGTCAGACTCTTCGTACTCCTTACGGAGTTTCTCGCGCTTTTTATCAAGCTCGATGCGTTCAGGTTGCTTTTGAATCCAGTTGTAGAAGTCTTGGGACATTGGTTTGATGTTGATTAGAACGGTGTGAGACAAACGTCTCAGAACTTTTGAGACAGGCCACCCATACGGGCAAGCCTTTCGTATTCACGGACAAGACGTGCATAGTCTTGAACGTTGCCCTGTTCGTAAGCGTCGATTAGCAGATGTTTAGTCATCCGCATTAGCGGCTCACGGTCTTCCAGGGTGATCTCTGGCATTGGGTCGGCTTCGATTTTGTGGTCTTCGCTTTCACGTGAAATGTCTGCCTCGTCCACGTCGCGGTAAGCGGTGGCACGAGACAGTTGGTATTTACGTTGGAGCGTTGCAGCCACATCGGCTTTTTGGAAACCCATATCCAACAGCTTTTTGGCGTGCTGCTGGTGAGCTTCCCTTACTTCTGCAGGACGTTTCATGCTTGGACTTGGTCTGCCTTGCGGATGTGATCGGTGAGGATCTGCATAAAGCGCTCTTGAGTGGAGCGGGAGCAATAAGGCAGAAGGTTTGCCACTGCATCATTGATGGCATCCGTTCCGGCGTAGATGGAGACAGATTCGGATGATGCGTCAATAGCGTCGATTGAACCGTGTTGAAGATTGATGGAACGGTGTTCACCCAGCACGTAGCGGGTCATGATTTGTTTGTTCATTAGGTTGGTGTTGTTGGAGCGGAGCAAGGGTCATCCCCTTGACTCTTGTACTACAATACAGACCATTCACGGAAACCGCAAGCCGCCCATTCATGACTGACCCAGCGCCCACTAAAACCATTCACTTCTGCGCTGATGAATGGATGCTCTTGCTCGAAGCTCTCCACTGTTACAAAGACACAAACGATGGTCGTAGGGTCGCTGGGCGTCTCAACTGGGTTCGAGCCAAACTCGAAGACTGCAGGTCCGAGGAATGCCTGATCCGTCTCAGCGCATAACGCATAAAAAAGGCCGCTCAGCGGCGGCCATTCATTGGAGCGTTAATAGCCCCGCGTTTCAATGAAAGGCTGACCAGTAGCGGTCAAGTGTTCCTTCCATTCATCGAGAATGTCCATAATCTTCCCGTGCTCACCTTTAAAGGTGTTAGCGGGCGTCAATGGATACTCATGTTTGACCTTGTCAAAGTTGTAGACCTTGAGGCAATACTGCCGACGGCCTAAATGAATCAGTTCGAGTTTTCGCCACATAAGAAAAAAGCCCGCAATTAAGCGGGCTGGAATGTTTCGTTGTAGATGACAATCTCCTGACAGTAAAGATCAACTGTCAGCCAAACCATTTTGTTCTTCAATAAATCAACACTTTCGATTTCTTTACAGATCTCAGAAAGGCTGAGTTCATGATGATCAAGTAGCCATTCTTCAATGTCTTCTTGATGTTTATCAAAGAACGAACATGTTTCGGAATAATAGATAAACCCAGAAACACCGGAGATGCAGCCATAGCTGGCCACATCCCGGATCTCTGAGTCATCCGTGAACCGAGCCTCAAGAGCGGTCTTGAGGGGACAATCAGACATTAAAGCCATCTCAGCGCACCACGCGAACGTAGGACTGAGTACCGCTGTGCTGTTGGAACGGTTCGGTTAATGCCGTCTGAACGACAGCAACGCCAAAACAACCGGCAGCGATGACCGCTGCGATCGACTGAGCAAATGAGTTCATTTGTTCTGTTGGGAGGTTGGTTCGTTGGTCTCTTTGGGAGCGCACCTTGCGAAGCTCGAAAACTCGAAATGTTGCTTGACACCTTGCCACAATCGCCCGGAAGCGGTGTCGTTTGGTGCGGTTTGCTCCCTATGCAGTTTTCCAGGTGCGCCGACTAGGTCGGCTCCCATATTGTAAGACATTAGATCATCATCACTAGAGTCTGACACAATACGAAACAGTAACATTACTCATGTTACACAGTAGTAATATTAGCAATACTAATCAATTACTACTTGACAAGTAATTGTTCTTGTGCTATATTATAAGAGTAGATAAAACTACACTACTAAATGAAACTATCTGAACAACTCAAAAAACAACTTCTTCAGGTTGAAACTTCTTTAGAGATTTGTCAACAAATTTTAAACAAAAAATCTAAAGAAGAAGAAACAGAAGAATGGTTAGAAAACTGGAGCCGCTGGACCGACTGACACTCGGTCCTTTTTTTTGGCTACAGGGTGGGGGCGGTGTTGCAGATTTTTTGGCTGCTATCACATCACCCACTACTTACACATATATCCGTACAACAGCATTCGTGTAATAAAAAAGCCCCCTAGGTGGGGGCAGAGGTCTGAAGTTGTGAGCGTGGGGATCAGTCGCCCTTATCTTCGATGGAGATCTTAAGTTCAGGTGCCTGGATGTTGACTGTTTCAACGGACTCACCGATGACACGTCCAATGGAGTCAAGCACCTGACTAGCGGTCTGCAGTTGTCCCTTCTTGAGGGCTTGATGAAACAGTTTGGTGCGCATGTGTTGAAGACGCGCAAGCATGTTTTCGCGATCCGCTTGCCAGTCTTCATCAACGAGCTTTTTAACTTCTGCCCAATCGCGCCATGCCGTATTGATTGAGATCTGTTCTTTCTCCTTATGGTCGTACACGAGCGCACGAGCGGACAATCCATCGAGCTGTCGTCGATAGAGCCGCCTAACGCGATCTTCTTTTGCTTGTGTGGTGCGATCCGTTAGAGGCTCAGGCATCAACCTATCGACCTTTTTTCAGATAATAACCTCCCACATTGCGTTGTGGCACGGTCAGAAGGGGGGTAGGGGTTGAAAACCTGTGTAATGTAATAGGCATGAGCACAAAAGCAGAGCCTGTAAGCCTGAGATGGGCACAGGGCCAAGTTTTTTCAAGCGACAAACGATTCCGAGTTTTAGTTGCCGGTCGTCGATTCGGCAAATCGTATCTTTCGTGCGTTGAGCTATTACGTGGAGCGCTCAACAGGCCAGGCGAGACCTTTTTTTATTGCGCTCCGACGTATCGGATGGCCAAGGATATTGCATGGCGAGCGTTAAAAAAGCTAGTTCCGAAGGTTTGGATCAGGACTAAGAACGAAACAGACCTCAGGATCGAGCTAATCAACGGTTCAACCATTGAATTGAAGGGTACAGAGAACGCAATGGCGTTGAGGGGCCGAAGTTTGAGCGGTGTGGTGTTGGATGAGGCGGCATTTATGGATTCAGAGGTCTGGTTTGAGGTGATCAGGCCTGC